CAGAAGCTACTACACCCTCGACGCCCACGTCAAGGCCATTGAAGCATACAACTTACCAAAGTTGCCTGAACCTACCGACACTGTTTGGAATCAAACTAAACAGTATGTTTCAGATTTATTCAAGCGGTTCAATACCGTTGAATGTTCAAGCTACAAGGATTTCGATTCTGTCAAATGGATCGCTTCCTCTTCTGCTGGTTATGGATATACAGGTCACAAAGGTGATCATGAAAACTATCGAATAGCCAAGCGCACTGCCGTCACAATCAGTGAGATGCTGAACCACAATCCGAACTATGTCGCTGAAGCCGTAGAACAGTCTACACCCGACGTCGCTTTTACGCGAACACAACTGTGTCAAGTCAAGGTGAAGACAAAAGTCAGAAACGTCTGGGGAGAAGCATTTCATTATGTTCTGCTCGAGGGCTTATTTGCCCAACCGCTTGTTGAATACTTCATGACAATAGATTCATTCTATTTCATTGGAAGAGATCCACTGTTTGCGGTCCCTGCACTGATTGAAGAAATACTTTCCGAGAAAGACTATATCTACATGTTTGATTGGACTGCGTTCGACGCGTCCGTTCAAGAATGGGAGATCCGATTTGCTTTTCAGCTATTGGAGTCTATCCTGAAGTTTCCTTCAACCGTGGAATCCCACATCTGGCACTTTATTATTGAGCTCTTCATATACAGGAAGATTGCCGCTCCTAACGGAACGTTGTACCTTAAAACTCAGGGTATCCCGTCTGGCAGTTGTTTCACCAATATTATTGGAAGCATCGTGAACTTTGTTCGCCTCCAGTATATGTTCAAAAAGATGACGAACCAGTTTGTCATCGCCTACACCCACGGCGACGATTCTCTTGTCGGCATTGACTCAGCTCAGTTTGTACACTTCAAGCAACTTGAAGCTATTGCAGCCCAGTTCAACTGGAACCTCAGCGCTGCTAAATCAAGTTTCTCTCGAAGAGCCGAAGGCACGACTTTCTTATCAAGAACCGTTCGTGAAGGTCAAAATACCCGTGAAGACCTCACCTGCCTACGGATGCTACTATTCCCGGAATTCCCTGTTCAATCAGGAGCGCTAAGCGCGCTCCGCGCCAAGAGTATCTTTCATGATGCTGGCTCTAACTCGGAGACTCTCCTTACCGTCTATCTTTATCTGAAGACGAAGTATGGAGTAGCAGATGACTTGCCTGATGAATTCAAGGCTTGGAATCTTATCGAATATGAGGCCCGAAAGGTTTCGTACTCCAC